ATTCCTAAACTGTCCATTAATTCCTCGCTGACTTGTGGATATAAATATAACCTTTATGGTTTAAAAAGTCAAGTTGAATATCAACTATTTTGTAAGTGGTGAATGTTATAGGGTAAAAAAATTTAACTTCTCAGTCTACGCTTTTTTTTCTTTTTCTTTTTACTTTTTGATTTCTCAGAAGTCTTTGATATACTTGATGATTCGCTATAATCAACAGGCTGAACAAACGCAGAAGTGAGCAAAACATACAGTAATAAACCTAAACCGTATAAAAAACTACGCACCACTGCCTCCTGTGTTATACAGTAACTATATTTTAATATACGCTAAACGCAATGTCAAGGTCAAATTATTTAAATATTTTTTCTTTTGCACTGAGGTACATTTTAGGCAAGAAAGATTTCTTTAAATTTAACAACCTATCGAATCTTGCTCGTTCTCTAGAATTAATATATTGTCCCGTTGGTTTTTTGATTTCTCCGTCGATCATTTGATCTCCGAAATCGTAGAATTTTGATTTACTTGGTGGCGCTGCAGTAGCAGCAAAAGATAAGATTAAGAATGTAATAATAAATATTTTTTTCAATGTTATAACTCCCATAAGGGGTGCGGAAATGATCACGCCCCCTATAGGTAATTATATTGTTTTTAAGTTTGACGACTAAACAAGTTTCTTACGTAACTTGTCCATCCCCAGAATTTTCTTTCTTCTAGATAATCTGGGTCTATATCGTTTGCATAGGCTTCCACTTCAAATGGGTTTCCGTAGTATGCCGCTTTCCAACTTCCCTTTGTGAAACGACCAATAACATAAAATAACCCGTACAAAATCCACTGAAAAACAAACAGCATTTCTAGTTGTTGTAAAAAGTGAATTGTCTCGTGCGTTCTTGTTTTTTCAGTCAACTCTCCACGACAAACAACAAACGGTCCAGCAGAAAACGCCCATACGTCAATGGGAGCAATCTTTGATAACCAAGAAGGTAGTTTGCTATTTTCAATAAAAATTGGTTTTAAGTTCTTCATTTATTAAGTTCCTTTTTATCCCTTTGGATTCTTGCGAAACTTTCGAACATAGCATTCCAACTGATCTCATTGATCCCATCCTCTAACATCATTTTATATGTTTGAGTCTTGTTGAAGGTGTGCTCGAAGTTGTCAATAATCCATTCGATGCTTTGCTTAGTCTGCGTCGAAAGACTGGGACTATAGAGTTGCATCAAGTTATAATTAGACTGAATAAGCGGTTTGTTCTCTTTTATAGATATGAACGCCTTAGCGTTGCTTTCTTGATTCTCACAGAACTCTATCAAATCATTGATGTAAACATCTTCCTCTTTTTCAAAGAAAGGAAAACGCTTTGCTACCGTTTTCAGTCCGATACCAGGAACTCCATTTAAATTATCAGATTTATCTCCAACTATAGCGCGAGCAAGAGCAAAGTTGTTTGGATGTATACCATGCTCATCTATTATGCTATTTTGAGTTAAGAGTTTTTTTTGCACTGGTCTGTAGAGAATAGTTTTTTGATCGAGTAATTGATAAAAATCTTTATCACTAGAAACTATAATCTTTTCACTGTCGCGCAAACTACTATAGCGGCACAGATAAGATATAATATCATCTGCTTCGACTTCATCTGCAATTAATTGCATAACTGGGAAGTTGTTTATATACTCGCAGATTCTTTCTTGCTGCCAGATTTTATTTTCTTTTTCTTGATCCTCAGTTAAAACCTTAAAGTTGCGGTTGAGACGAATAGGTGCTCTACCCTCTTTATAGTTTTTGTTCTGTTGCTTACGCTTGCGACTTCCGCCGCGACCGTCCCAACAAACAACCACCTGTGTAGGTTTCATTTCTCTGCAAAGTTTCTGAAGGGATTTAAGAAATCCAGTTGTGCCGCCAATTGGTTGACCCTCTTTCGAGAGTTGTGGAACTACAATGTAACTTCTCAGAAACATATTTAGTCCGTCTATAATTATTACTCTCTCGCTCATATTCTACCTTACGCAGTTTCCTCATAGAACTCAGTGGCATCGCCAGTTCGTTTATCAAACTTAAGAACAACTTCTTCGTCCATTATTTCTAGCACTCGTGCTTTAAATTTATCATTCTGAAGTTTGTCAATCCAACGTGCTGATTGGAACTTTTCACTAGTGCCATCATCAAACTTAAGTTCATACCAAGCGCCAGAGCGTTCTAAATGCTCAGAACTTTGGATGGCATCAAACCAACTTTCTTCATCGGCAACACCAACTTGATCACCCCAAAGGATTTGAAACTTACATTGACGCCCTTGTGAACCAAAACGAGACTTTTCTAATTTAACCTTGACAGTATTGCCAATACGATAACCTTTATCATCAGTTACAAAAGATGCTTTTGCTTTAGGTCTAGTTAACCAAACTCGCAATGAATAAGAATAAATCATTGCTTTGCCACCTGGTGTTACGTAAGGTGTAGTGAGCGTTTCTGATGGTGAACGAGTGATGTTTGTTTTTAACTGGTTCAACACTAAGAAAGTCGATTGACTATTTGCAATAGGAACAGTTAATTTAGACATACCCTTTGCTAGTATTCGTGCCTTAACCGCCATACTAGATTGTGGATTGAAGTCACCTTCCACATCTGAGATGGAAGGCGTAAGAGCTAAACTGTCCCAGATAAAAAGAAACTGACTATCTGTGGAGGAAAGTAGTTCTTCCATCGTTTCCAACACGAATTCTACTGATGTTGCTTGAACGTAGAGAATCTTAGACGGATCGCATCCTGCTTTTTCTAAAAAATTAAAGTCTAATGAAGACTCTGAATCAAAATAAACAACATCAATACCCATATCTTGAGCATTGCCTGCAATCTGTGCTGCCATGTATGACTTGCCGCTAGCTTCTAGTCCAGCGATTTCTGTAACTTTACCTACAGGTATGCCAGCAAGTTTACCTCTGCAAATTATACTATCCAACCAACGTGATCCAGTTGGAATCCATTGTTTTACCGTCGTTGGATTGTTTGGATCTGCCAAGTCAACAGAGACTTCTTGTCCTGCTTTTTTATTTATTAATTTTCTCATCTGGTCCATTGACAGACGACCAGCAGATTTCTTTTTAGCCAATCTCATGTTCCTCCTCATCTATATTTTCATTTAGCGTTCTATCTGGTCTAAAGGCATATATCGGACCTCTATAACCGTTTTTATCTAATTTAAATGAAATGTTATCACCGTGATCTCTGACTTCTAAAATGTAGTCTCTAGAACGCTGAATAAGATTAGACACGTCACTATTATCAGACCAAAACCAAGCGTAACCATCTCTAATATCTTGCTTTGAAGCATGAACTGAGGATTCACTACTTGGACCACCTCCAAGACCTTTATATCTACTCGCTATATCTTGTAAGGCTTCTTCAAAACCTTCTTCTCCTTTTTTCCATTTTTTCACCACAATCATCTCCTAAAAAACATACGTTGTTTGTGTTTTCCTTTCTTCTGTGTTCTTTTTAATTAATCCAAACTTATCTTCCATATTTTCATAATCATCATACAGATCATTAGGCGTTGCTTTAATTTCCATTTTTATGGGTTTAAACTTTGTTTTTTTACCCATTATGTCGTATTTAAAATGACCCATGAACCCGCCGTAGACTCTGACTCGTCCACACTCACATTCTCTTAGATCTTCTGATGCCCTTGAGTAAACAGTTGTATTGCACTCTTCACAATGAATCGCTCTTACTAGCAATTTTCCCCTTCCTTTCATAAATAAAAAGGGGGAGTTTCCTCCCCCACAAGACTAACTACCTAGTAGTTCAGAGAATGCCTTATCAACATCCGAAACCGATCCTGCAGTTGATGCCGTCGTTTGGTTGGATGCCGCTTCATCAACAGTGTTGAGAAAACGATCAAGGATATCTGCTACTTGCGTAGTAGACCGGCGAGCATCAGAAAAGATCTCATCAAAGTCAGGAACAGACTCCATGATAGTTCGCGCCTGTGTCTCATCTTGATGAAGAAGAGAAGACTTGCGGCGAGGGGTGATCTTAGTTTCAGGGAAAGATGCTCCTGCTGGTTTTGAATATCCAATTACCAAGTCAGTTCCTTCTGTTGGGTCTGTGATATCGCCATATTCTGGGTTAAGAACAAGACCAAGTAGAGTTTCGTAAGCACGCTTACCAAATCCCCAAACCTTTACACCTTCTTCCTCTTGCCCTCGG